GGAAGAGGTCGAAGAGATGATCAAGGCCGCCCTCGAATCTATCGAGGACAAGGAAGAAATGTCTGCCGTGAACCCCGAAGCACCCAAAGCCGAGAAGGTCGAGGAGAAGGTGGAAGAGGTCGTGGAGGAAGTGGCAGAAACGGAAGCAGCCCTTGAACTGGCTGCCATCAAAGCAGAACTCGCAGACCTGAAGAAGCAGGCCGCCGAAGCGGGCTTGAAGCACAAAGCACCAAGCGTCCGCCACGAGCCTCTCGACTTGTCTAAACTTACTCTCACGGAGCGCGTCGCCGCCCTCCACAATCAATTCTCTCAGAAATGAGCAAATATCAATTCGCCAACGCCAGCATCGGCACCGGCTCCTACGCAGGTGAGGCGGCCCGCCCATATGTGGCGGCGGCTATCCTGTCCGCAGACACCATCGCGAACAACTATGTGAGCGTGTTGCAAAACGTCCACTCTGTCGCACAGCTCCGCAAATTCAGCGGTGTGAACATCGCCGCACAGACGTGTGGTTTCACGCCAGGTGAATCTGGTCCTTTGACTTTGGAGAGCGTCGCCTTGACCACCGCTCCGTTGCAAATCAACGAGCAGGTGTGCAACAAAGACCTCCGCGCTACATGGGAAGGTATGCAGATGAACGGCCAGAACTCTGCCGCTCCTGCCGACTTCACGACCTACGTCGCCCAGTACGTCGCAGCAAAGACGGCCGAAGCCATCGAAATCAACTTGTGGGGTGGAAACTTTGACCCTACCGATTCTTCATTGACTGGTGGTGGCATCTTGGGTAGTGCTTACGACGGCTTGTGGCACCACATCGTGGACGCTGAAGCCACTCTCGGATACGACGCAGAGGTGGCCGGTGCTTTCACCGCTGACGCTGATGCGACTACGGGTATCTTGACGCACTTGCAGGCCGTGGTGAACAACGCTCCAAGCGACATTCAGGCCGATGCCAATGCCGTTATCTACCTCTCTCGCAAGTCGTTGTTCTTGCTCCAGCGCGCTATGGCTGGCACGAGCATCTTCCAAGCTAACGGCTCGGACACGACTGGATACGCTGCCGCTGCTTACTCTCCTACGTTTGTGGGTGAGGCTCGTCCTTTGACCTACATGGGCTTCCCCATCGTGGCTGCCTCTGGATGTCCTAACGACACCGTGCTCTTCTGCAACCCCAACCAACTGTACTTCGGCACCGACTTGTTGACCGACCACATCAACGCGAGCATCTTGAACTTGCGCGACGTGACGGGTGACGACGTCACGCGTGTCATCATGCAGTTTTCTGGTGGAACGCAGATCGTGGACGCTGGTTCTTTGGCTGTCGCACGCCGCACTTCCTAATTGACAAACCGAGCGACGGGGGGGCTTCGGCTCCCCCGAACCTCACAAACCCCCTGAATCATGGCTTGTAGCCTCACACTAACTGGTCGCTCGCTTCCATGCCGCGATGCCCTCGGAGGGGTCAAGAAGGTTTGGATTGCCACGTCGTTCAACGCCGACGCTACGGTGTCGTTTGTCGAGGGTATGTGGGATGCGGTTGCCTCGGGTGAAATTCCTGATGCCTCTGCCGCCCTCATTCTCAAGGACTACGTTTCGCCCAAGAACAGCTCCAGCCTCACGCAAACGGTGAACGCTTCCGTCGAAAATGGCACGGTGTTCTACTCGCAAGTTCTCTCTCTCGTGTTGAACAAGCCCGTCGCGGCCGACATCACCGAGATTCAAAACTTGGCAAAGGGTCGCCTCGCTATCGTCGTCCAAGACAACAACGACAACTACTTCGTCATGGGCCACATTCGTGGTGTTGAATTGACGGGTGGCACGATTGCTTCTGGTACGGCATTGGGAGACCTCAACGGGTACACCTTGGAGTTCACGGCAGAGGAGGCCATCCCTGCTCCGTTCTTGGACTCTACGGGTGCGAACCTGACCTTCACGACTACCGCATAAGGGCACGACCTTATGACCGCATAACAAGGAGGGGGAGGGCGCAATGCTCTCCCCTTTTTGGTTCAAAGATGATACACCTCACACCCAACTCCGGCACCAACGACATCTACGTCTCGCCCTACCAGAGCCGTAAGTTTCTCGCGTCGTTCACCTACTACCTGCTCGTCCTTGAAAACCAAGCGACGGCGGCCTCTTTTGCGTGCATCTTGAACACCTCCGTGGATAACGAACGCTACACGCGAGCGCTGTTGCCTACCAACAACGACGACCCCGTCAACGGCGAGTTGCTTATCACCGAAAGCGGTCTCTACACCTTCAAGATTTGGGGCCAAAACTCCGACACGAACCTCGACCCGACTGACGCGTCGGTGGTAGGCATCTGCGAGGTGGGGGCGTGCAAGGTCAGCGACGAGCCTGCGTGGACAATCCCGTCGGTGTCGATTCCGGACAACGTCATATATTACGAGTGAAATGGAACTACTGAAGCTAAAAGAATACCAAGAACGCTCGTACGCCGAGATTCCCAGCCACGAAGGGTGGGTGCAGTATGGCGACGACAACCTCTTCCCGCAGTACCTCATCGACCTCTACAAGTCGAGCGCGACGCACAACGCCCTCTGCACTTCTATCGCCATGATGATTTTCGGCGACGGTGTGCAGGCGAACACGTTGGACGCGCGGCTCAAGATTGAGGAGTGGGGGCTGGACGATGAAATCCGCAAGGCGTGCGTGGACCTCAAAATTCAGGGCGGCTTCGCTTTGGAGGTCGTGTACAGCATCGACCGCACGACCATCTCCAAGGTACGGCACTGCCCCTTCGAGAACCTCCGCTCGGGAGAGGTTGACGAGGATGAGCGGTGCCATTGGTACTGGTACTCCAAGGATTGGGCGGATAAGCGCGAGGAACCTATTGCGGTCCACGCCTTCGACCCCTCCATGAAGAACGAGCACCCGACGCAAATTTTGTACGTCAAACCGTTCTCTCCCGGTTCCTACTACTACCCCAAACCCGACTACATCGGAAGCATCGACTACATCGAGCTCGACAAGGAAATCGGCAAGTACCACATCAACAACATCAAGAACGGCCTCGCCCCTTCGTTTACGATCCACTTCAAAAACGGGGTGCCCGCAAGCGAGGAGCGACGGAAGATTCGCAACGACATTGAACGTCAACTTGCAGGGGCTACCAATGCCGGCAAATTTATCGTCACATACTCGGATTCACCCGAGAGGAAACCCGATTTTGAGCCCTTCCCCCTCTCCGATGCTGACAAGCAGTACCAGTTTTTGAGCGAGGAGGTGGTTGCCAAAATCATGGTGGGCCACCGCGTCACCAACCCCATGATGTTCGGGGTCATGGTCTCCGGCAAGCTGGGGGGAGGGCTGGAGTTGAAGACCTCGGAAGAGATTTTCGGCGGCGATGTCATCGACCCATACCAGCATATCATGACCAACGCCATCGAGTCCATCCTCGCGGCGGCTGGTACGCCTGACCAAGTGACCCTCTATATGCCAGAGGCAGAAGAGGCCAACGTGGAAGTGTCTTACACAGGTATCCAAATCTCCTCGGCTGTCGACATCATCTCGAAGGTGGGCACCGGAGAGCTTACAGGCCCGCAGGCTGTGCAGCTTCTCGTGGCGATGCTTGGCTTTGACCGTGCCACGGCAGAGGGTCTCTTCGGTGATGGCGTGCCACAAGCTCCCGTCGGACTCAAAGCCTCGGAAGAGGTGGTGGATTTTCACTTGAATGACGACGTGGCCGACTGGCTGGCTGAACGAGGGGAAGAGATGGACGACGACTGGGTGCTGATTGACGAGCGCGACTTCAACCCCGACACCGAACTCGCTCACGATATGCTCTGGAGCTTTGCTTCGGTGCCTTCGTCGAAGCCACAGGCCGAGTCGAATATGGACAACGACATCATCAAGGTGCGTTATGCCTACGATGGAAGCAAGAGTCCCGAGCGTGAGTTCTGTCGCAAGATGATGAGTGCCAACCGCGTCTACCGCAAGGAGGATTTGGTTGGGCCTTACTATCCCGAACAGCTTGGAGGCGCGTCGGCTCGTGCCGTCAATCCCGGCTTCGGACCTAATGGCACCGATACCTACGACATCCTTCTCTTCAAAGGTGGACCTAATTGTCACCACCGCTGGGTTCGTCGGACGTACCTCAAGAAAAACAACCAACGCATCAGCGTCAGCCGCGCCCGTCAGATTATCTCACAGCTTCCCGAAGACGTACGTCGGGCCAACCCACTCCCACCCAACGACGACCCACGCGTGAGCCAGTGGCCCTCGACGATGCCAAACCACGGATACCTCAACCCACGATAACATGGCACTACAAGCAGAAGTTCTATTCGTCAACCCTGACTACATCAAGCGCATCACCCAACTCAACGGTGGCGTGGAGGATGCGGTCATGGTTCCTGCCATCATCTTGGCACAGGACAAGTACCTCCAACAATACCTCGGCACGGACCTCCTCAACAAGCTCAAGGCCGACATCAGCGCGGGAACGGTGGCGGGAGCCTATGCCACGCTCCTCGACTCGTACGTTCGCAAGGCGACGGTCTGGTGGTCGATGGTTGAGATGCTCCCCAACCTGTACGTCAAACTCGACAACGGGGGCCTCGTTATCCGGACGGCGGAGAACACGCAAGCAATCGGCCCCGACGACCTCCACCGCGAGATTGAGAACGCACGGCAAAACGCGCAGTTCTACACGACGCGGTTGGTGGACTACCTCATGTTCAACTCCAGCTCATTCCCTGAATACACGAGCAACACCGACGCGGACATGATCCCAGAATACACGGCCTATTACCAGAACGGCATGACCATCTCCATCGGTGCCGATGGGGTCGACCCGGACTTGGGCCGTAAACTGTTACGGACTATTCGATGAGCCGAAAGGATAATATCAACCGACTCAAAAATTGGCTACATGAACAGCGAAGCGTGGATAACTTTGGTGCCGTCAATGCTGGCGGCAATCGGAGTTTGGGTAAACTTGAACAGCGAGGTAGCAAAGCTGAAGGGTCGGGTGTACCGACTCGAGAGTGACCAAGGAGAGCTGAAGACGATGCTCAAGGAGTGCGTCGAAGGTATCCACGAGCTCAAGGTGCTCCTCGCCAAAAAGGGACTCTGATGTACAAATACTTCAAACTCTCCGAGTTCGACAGCCCCGACAGCCCCGGCTCCGGGGAGTTGATGGAGCCCCAAGTATTGGAGGCGTTGGATGTGGCCCGCGACATTGCGGGCTTCCCTTTTATTATCACCTCGGGGGTTCGGACTGTAGCACACAACAAGGCGGTCAACGGAAGTCCAAAATCGAGCCATCTGCTGGGCTGGGCTGTGGATATTGCCGTACCCACTTCCCGCAAGAGGTTCCTCATGATTGAGGCGTTGCTCGATGCGGACTTCACCCGCATAGGTATCGGCAAGGATTTCATCCACGTCGACATGGATCCAAACAAGGAGCCGAATGTGACGTGGGTATATTAAAACGCGCATGGAATTAACCCGCAAAAGCAGGACGGTGCACGCCGTCGATGTCAACCTCCCCAAGCGGGGAGCCTCTGACAACTTCCTCTTCATCTCGGACATCCACTACGACTCCGTCAAGTGTGACCGCTCCCTCCTCCACAGGCACCTCGAAGAGGCGCAGAACCTGGGGGCGGGAGTGTTCATTTTTGGGGACTTGTTCGACTTGATGCAGGGCCGCTTCGACCCTCGGGGCAACTACTCCGACCTTCGACCCGAATACAAGTCGTGCGTCTACGTCGACGAGGTCATCCAAGACGTCGGGGAAAAACTGTCAAAGTATGCCGATGTCATCAAGTTTATTTCGAAGGGCAACCACGAGACGAACATCGAGAAGCGTATGATGGTCTCGCCTATTGACAGGGTGGCGCAAATCATCAACGCCAACGGCGGCCACGTCGAGGTCGGAGGGTATGCAGGGTGGCTTGTCGTACAACCCCACAGGAACGGCTCAGGACGGCGTAGATTCAACGTTCACTACCACCACGGATACGGAGGTGGGGCGAAGCGTTCCAAGGGCATCCTCGGGGCTGATATTGACCAGAAGGATTTCCCCGACGCGGACTTCATCCTCCGAGGCCACGATCACCAGAAGTGGCACCTACCCGTAACCATCGACCGCATCAGTCAAACCTACCGCGTGGAACAGCGCACCGTCCACCACCTACGCCTCGGAAGCTACAAGAAACTCGGGGACAGGTACGCGGGATGGGCGGTGGAGAAGAACTTCGCCACGCCACGCCTTGGAGGATGGTGGGCACGAGTGCAGGAACGCCAAGACGAGTACATATGG